TCAATTTAAACAAAAAGTACAATTAATTGTTTTTATAAAAACTATAAAATGAATATTATAGAATTAATACTAGACGAAAACGAAGAACTTAATGGAATAGAAGCTATTTCTGTAGTTGAAAACCCAGCTATAGAAGAAAACTTTATATTCTTAAAAGCAGAAGAAGTTAAACTAGCAGAGGTAGACAAAGAGAAGCGTATTTTAATGGGTGCAGCTTTAATACCTAACAAACCTATTTACAGAAAAAACGATAAAGAAGAATTTTACATTTTCTTTTCAAAAGAAACAGTAGTACAAGCCTCGCAACTATATTTAAAAAGCGGTAAACAAGGCAACGCCACACTTGAACATCAAAAGGACATTAAAGGAATGACTGTAGTAGAGTCTTGGTTAGTAGAAGATGAAGTACACGATAAATCAAGAAAGTACGGTTTAAATATGCCTTTAGGAACTTGGATGGTTTCTATGAAGGTAGATAACGACGAGATTTGGAACGATTATGTTAAAACTGGCAAAGTTAAAGGATTTTCAATAGAAGGATATTTTGCTGACAAAGTAGCAATGCCAAAAGAGAAACTTTCTGCAGATGACAAACTTGTAAAAAATATAATAGAAATTTTAAATGCTTAATCTAATTAAAAAAATTATGGGTAATAAAAACAACAGCCCCAAAGGGGGAAAAAGAGGGTGCTTATGTGATGACAATACATACAGTGCTAAGTGCTGTGAAGGCGAATTAATGAATCAAGGGATAGGCGAATTACAAGGTGGTCAAGTTAGTTCTGTTACAAACACCAACCAACCTAGAACAATAATCAATAGCAGAGGGTAAAAATATTTCTTGTTTTTTTACAAAAACATAACAAAGTATTTTAATAATTGTTTTAATATAAATAAATCTTATGAGTGCAACCAAACAAATTAACAAGATTAAAACCTTGCTTGGCTTAGAAGTAAAGCTAGAGCAGATGGCTCTTGACAATGGCACTATTTTAGAAGCAGAATCTTTTGAGGTTGGTATGGAAATTTTTGTCGTAAACGAAGAGGACAGAATCCCATTACCAGCTGGAGATTATATGTTAGAAAATGGTAAAATGTTAGCAGTAATTGACGAAGGCGTTATAGCCGAAATCAAAGACGCAGCAGAAGAAGAAGCCCCAGAGGCAGAGGTAGAAGTAGAGGCAGAAGCTGAAACGGCTACACCTAAAAAGGTAGTAGAGTCTATTAGTAAGGAAATGTTTTTTGCTGAAATTGAAAAGCTAAGAAGCGAAATTACCCAACTAAGGACAGATTTATCTGCTGAACCTATTGTAGAAGAAGTAAAAGAAGTAGAATTATCTGCAGAGCCTATTAAGCACAATCCAGAAGGGGTTGTAAATAAGAAGCCTTTACAAGTGTATTCTAAAAACAAATCAAAATCTACGACCGACATCGTATTTAGTAAATTATTTAACAAGTAAAAATAAATAAAAAATGGCAACAACTACAAGCATTACAACTTCATACGCTGGCGAGGCGGCTGCTGGGTACATCTCTGCAGCTTTACTTTCTGGTTCTACTATCCAAAACGGTGGTATTGAAGTAAAACCAAACATTAAATTTAAGCAAGTTATTAGAAAGCTATCTACGGATGCACTTTTAAAAGATGCTTCTTGTGATTTTGACCCGACTTCTACAATTACAACTGTAGAGCGTATTTTACAACCTGAGCAGTTTCAAGTAAATTTACAAGTTTGCAAGTCAGATTTTGAGAGCGACTTTGATGCAATTTCTATGGGTTACAGTTCTTTTGATTCTTTGCCCGCTACATTTGCTGATTACATCTTAGGACACGTTGCTGCTAAGACTGCTGAAAAGACTGAAAAGAATATTTGGAGAGGTACAAATGCAACGGCTGGAGAGTTTGACGGATTAGTTACTTTAATGACTGCGGATGCTGCCGTTGTTGATGTAGTAGGTACAACTGTAACAGCTGCAAACGTTATTGCTGAATTAGGAAAAGTAGTAGATGCTATTCCAGACGCATTATACGGTAAGGAAGATTTATATATCTATGTTTCTCAAAACGTAGCTAGAGCCTATGTAAGAGCATTAGGTGGTTTTGCTGCTAGTGGTTTAGGTGCAAATGGTACAAATGCAGAGGGTACTCAATGGTACAACAACGGTTCACTTTCTTTTGATGGTGTTAAAGTCTTTGTAGCAAATGGTTTAGCTAGCAACTATATGGTAGCGGCTGAAAAGTCTAACTTGTTTTTTGGAACTGGATTACTGGCTGACCATAACGACGTGAGATTGATTGATATGTCTGAAACTGATGGTTCTAAAAATGTTAGAATTGTAATGCGTTTTAGTGCAGGAGTTCAGTACGGTATTGGTTCTGATATTGTTTTATACACACCAGCATAAATTTAACTAGGGGGTTTAATAGCCCCCTTTTTTACTAACTTTTAAAAAGATAAAAATATGGCTTGTGATGCTACTCTTGGGAGGCTAGAACCTTGCAAAGATTCTGTAGGAGGTTTAAAAAGTATTTACTTCGTAAACTATGCTGCAACTGCTTTAAGTGGTGCAACTTTAGATGCGGATGGAATTGTTACTGCTTTTGGAACTGCCCTTACTTTATACAAATACGACTTAAAAGGAACTAACTCCTTTGATGAGGCTAATGAAAATTCCAGAGAAAATGGAACTTCTTTTTGGACTCAAACAGGTACAATAGTACTTAAAAAACAAGATGCTGTTACTCAGAAAGAACTAAGGTTAATCTCTTACGGCAGACCTATTATCTTTGTAGAAGATTATAATGGCAACTTTAGAATTGCTGGTTTTGAAAACGGCTGTGAGGTTGCTGTTTCTAGTGCTAGTGGTGCTGGTATGGGAGACTTAAATGGTTATAATCTTACCTTTACTGGTCAAGAGAAAAACCTAGCTACTTATGTTACTGCTTCTATTATAGGAGACACAACAAATACGGTTGTTGTTCCAGGAACTTAATTACTTTATTTACTTTTTTAAAGAGGGGCAAGTTTAACAACTTAGCCCTTTTTTTGTTTTTATAAAAAGGTAAAATATGATTGTTTTAAAACCTATTAGCACTAACCAAACACTAAAGTTTATTCCTAGAGAATACGCTGCTACTAAGGTCATAATAACAGATGAAGCTACTAATACAGAGGTAGAAATAAGCGGAACTTTTACTATTGATAAATACTATTTAACAGCCTCTTTAATATTTGATTTAAAAGAAGGTAGGTTCTATAATTTAAGCGTTTTAAATGGAACGGACATAGTTTATAAGGATAAAATATTTTGTACAACGCAAACAGCACTTAACTACTCTATTAATAAAGACGAGTTTACAAGTAATGTTTCTTCTAATGAATACATCATTTTATAAATGGAAAATATACACATATTAAATTTAAGTAAATACACCGCACCTAGCATTGTAGAGGTTAAAAATAAGGAGTGGGTTAATTACGGTACTGATAATAATTACTTTGATTATTTAATTAAGCGTTATGTGGGTTCTACTACTAACAACGCTATTATTAACGGTATGTCTAAAATGATATACGGTAAGGGGGTTGATGCTACAGACTCTAATAGAAAACCAGAACAATACGCACAGTTAAGGTCTATAGTTTCTAAGGAGTGCTTAAAAGCCGCTGTAATGGATAGAAAGCTATTAGGTATGGCTGCCTTGCAAGTTACTTATGATAAAGGAAAGGTAAAAAAAGTTACTCATTTTCCTATGCAGACTTTAAGGGCTGAAAAATGCAATGAAGATGGCGAAGTAGAGGCTTGGTATTACCACCCTGATTGGTCTAAATATAAACAAAGTGATGAGCCTAAAAAAATACCATCATTTGGATATAACGGAAACAAAGACAATGAAATATACATAATTAAACCTTATGTAACTGGTTCTTATTATTACCCTCCGGTAGACTATCAAGGTGCTTTACCTTATGCCTTATTGGAAGAAGAGATAGCTGATTACCTTATTAATGATACCTTAAATGGATTCAGTGGTACTAAGGTAGTAAACTTTAACAATGGTATTCCAGATAAAGAAAAGCAAGAGGAGGTAAAAAACAGTGTTTTAAGTAAATTAACTGGTGCTAGAGGCGAAAAAGTAATAGTAGCATTTAATAATAATTCAGAAAGCAAGACAACTGTAGACGATATACCGCTAAATGATGCACCAGCACACTACCAATACCTTTCAGATGAAGCATTTAAGAAGCTAATTGTAGGTCATAGGGTTACTTCTCCTATGTTATTAGGGGTAAGAGATGGTAATAGTGGCTTAGGAAACAACGCTGATGAGATAAAAACGGCTACTTTATTGTTTGATAACCTTACTATTAAGTCATATCAAGAAGAATTTACAGATGGTTTAGAAGAAATACTAGCTGTAAATGATATTAGTTTAAAACTTTACTTCATTACTATACAACCATTAGAGTTTACAGACACTTCTGGTATGGATGCAGAGACTAAAGAAGAAGAAACTGGTATAAAAATGTCTGCACAAAGCAATCCTTTAATAGATTTAGGAGAAGATTTAGAAGATGAGTGGGAGTTAATAGACTCACAAGAGGTGGATTATGAAACAGAAGATAAATTAGATGCAGAAATAGAGGCGTTAAACAACCCTAAACAATCTGTATTGTCTAAAATGTGGAATTTTGTTAATACTGGAACCGCTAAACCTAATAGTAAAAGCAAACAAGATGAAGTTATAAATGGCGTACAATATAAAGTAAGGTATAGATACAGTCCTTTAACCTACGATAGTAAAACTGTTAGAGATTTTTGCAAAAAAATGGTAGATGCAGACAAGCTATATAGGAAAGAAGATATTGTTTCTATGGAAAGTCAAATAGTAAATAAAGGTTGGGGTGCTAAGGGGGCTGATAAATATTCTGTTTGGCTTTATAAAGGCGGTGGTTCTTGTGGACATAAGTGGTTAAGGCAAACTTTTAAAGGAAAAACCGAAGGAAGCCTAACAAATATAGACCCTAATATATCTACTAATAAAGCACAAAAAGACGGACTTAGACAAGACAACCCTAAAGAGGTGTCAATGAAGCCTAAAGATATGCCAAACGAAGGATTTTTACCAACTAACAAAAGATTTAACTAATGGCTAAAGCGTTATTTATAACACCAAAAGACCTTAAAAGATATAGTGTATTTAGCGGAAACCTAGATACTGATAAATTTATTCAATGGATTGAGGTAGCCCAAGAAATTCACATACAAAACTATTTAGGAACGCAGTTATATGAAAAAATAGAGACATTAATAACTACAGATGCTTTAGATGCAAACCCTACATATAAGACCTTACTAGAAACATACATTAAACCTATGACTATACATTGGTCACAAGTGGAAATGCTACCATTCTTGGCTTATACGGTGTCTAATGGTGGTATTTACAAACATACAAGCGAAAGTAGTGAAACTGTTACTAAAGACGAAGTGGATTATTTAGCAGAACAAGAAAGGGATATAGCACAGCATTACACTAGAAGGTTTATTGACTTTATGAGTTTTAACCAAGCGGATTTTCCTGAATATAATTCCAATAGTAATAACGATATGTACCCAGATAAAGAGTCTAATTTTACTGGGTGGGTTATTTAGATTTTATGTTAAAGAACGTGATTTTGACAATAAATTATAAATGAAAAGATACAAGGTAAAAAAAGAAAACATAGAGAAACTAAAATTGTTTTTAAATAAAGTAAAAAATGGCAAACTTAATAAATTGGGGAATAATATACCTAAGTAGTTGGTGGGGTAATGTAAACGAGCCAAACGGTTGGGGAAGCATTTATCCTTTTGATGCTGATGGAAGCAATCTAACTGCAGACACTATTTTGATATTTGCAGATACAACACAATTAACAGCAGACCAAACAACATATTAATAAAATAAAAGATGGCAAAACAAGTAATAGGAATAGGAACAACAGCTAATGATGGAACTGGAGACCCATTAAGAACGGCATTTACAAAAGCAAATGAAAACTTTACAGAAATATATACTGGATTAGCACCTAGTTCTGGTGTAATAGACGTGAGAACTACAACTGAATTATTCTATTGGAGTGGCTCACAAGCACAATACGACGCTTTAACGCCAAACGCTAATACTATTTACTTTATTTCTTAATATGGCTATTTATCAAAACACGACAGAACTATCAAAAGTCTATAAAGGAGAAACAGAACTATCTGCTGTTTACTTTGGGGTAGATTTAATATTTCCCATAATAACAGATTATTCTATTGACTACTTAGTAGTTGCTGGAGGAGGAGGTGGCGCTGGTGACAATTATTACGCTAGAGGCGGAGGCGGTGGCGGAGCAGGGGGTTTTTTAACTTCATCCTTAGTTGATTTGTGGCCCGGAACAGGGATTGTATATACAATAACCGTTGGCGCAGGCGGTGGCGGCGGAGCAGGAGCAGCAGCAGGAGCAAATGGTAATAATTCAATTATGTCAGGTGTTGCAACATCAATCGCAGGTGGTGGTGGAGGCGGTCCAGATAGTGGTAATGGTAAAGACGGAGGCTCTGGAGGAGGCAGCTGGGGAAATGGTGCAATTGGATTAGGCACAATAGGTCAAGGTAATAACGGTTACGCTTGTACAACTCCTTTACGAGGTGGGGCAGGTGGTGGAGCTGGTGCAGCAGGCGTAAACGCAGGTGGGGCAGGACTTTCTAATGCTATTATTACTACTGCAACAGCAACTTCAATATCAGTTGGACAAGTTTCGGGTTCCGATGTTTACTTTGCCGGAGGAGGAGGCAGTTATTGTGGTGGTAGTGCACAAAGCGGCGGTATAGGAGGAGGAGGTGCAGCAAATGAAACCTTTGCTGCTGGGGGATACCCTGGCCTACCAAATACTGGCGGCGGCGGTGGGGCTTTTAATAGTGGCTACAGTAGCGGTGGCAGCGGTGGTTCGGGAGTAGTTATACTTAGAATGCCAACAATTGCTTACAGCGGAACAACAACTGGAAGCCCAACGGTTACAACAGACGGAACAGACACAATACTAACTTATAAGGGTAGCGGAACTTATACAGCTTAATTATGGCACACTTTGCAAAATTAAATAACGAAAATATAGTAGAGCAAGTACTTGTAGTAAACAATGCTGTTTTATTAAAAGCAGACGGAACAGAAAGCGAGTTAAAAGGAAAGCAATTTCTTAATGCTACTTTTGGGGCTGCTAAATGGGTTCAAACATCTTACAATGGTTCTATTAGAAAAAACTACGCTGGCATAGGGTTTACTTATGATTCAGCTAGAGATGCTTTTATATCGCCTAAACCTTACAATAGTTGGTTATTAAATGAAGATACTTGTAGATGGGAATCTCCTATTGAATGCCCAACAGACGATAAAATGTACTCTTGGAATGAAGAAAAATTAAACTGGATAGAAATAAATTATAAATATGACTAATTCTGACCTTAAAATCGCTTTTATAAATGTTATAACATTAGGCTTTAACTTTATGCAAATAGACATAATATTAAAGA